AGACCTGATGTAAGACCAACAGCATTGATTTCACCTGATGATAAAGCTGATAATTGACTGTCTCCTGTGTCATCGAAGTAGTGTGCAGTAGAAATCTCTTTGTAATTGATTTCAAATGGAAGAGAAGCCTCAACACCTCTTTGAGTAAACGGAAGAGCGCTAGTGAAATAATCCTTTTCCCATGCACGGTATTTATGCGCTAAAATTTGGTTTACCTGTGGAGTTGTTTCTTGGCCTGAAGCAGTATTAAGTTCGTATTCTGCTTCAAGGTTTTGATCCCTATAATACTCTTGATAAATCAGTTCAAAAGCCCGGAAAGGAAGACTACTAATAGGACGTACACTATCTGGTTCAGCTTCATTATCAATGGGAGGTAATCCCATATAGTCCCATAGGGACGATACGTCAGTAAAAGCTGTAGAAATAGCATGAACCTGAGCAGCAGTAATATAAGGAGGGACTGGTTCTGCAGTTCCTTCACGACCGCCTGTGATAAAATCTTCCCATTCTGACCATATTAAACGGTTTGGAACAAAGAAATAATGTGTCGTTAAATCGACACGATGCATAATAGGTGCAAGCATTGGCGCGTATCGTGCCATAATTTCAGCACGGTTGCTGAAGATATCGCCGGGTATTGTGTCCTCTAAGAGGAATGGAATAAGTCTACCGCCACGGATAGACATCTTAACTTCGTGGGACAGATCAAAAAAGTTTCTTTGAGACTTTTTGACTGGAACTTGATTGAATAATACTCCTTTTTTCATGTTAAATAGTTTGATTGAAATTAACTTTTGACACAATCTTTTGCGCGTTGTGTATAGCGCGAGCCTTAAGATATGCCTTGACATCTGTTTGGCCAGTGTTAATTAGTCGCTTTATTTCTTTTCTTCTTTGTTTAATTGATTCCCAATACTGTTTACTTCGCTGCTTACCAAGTTGATACTTGGTGTAGATTTTTGAACGGTAATATCTAGGAAGAGGTCTAATTGCCCCATTAATTCGGGCTTCGAAAACGGGATTTTCTTCGTCTCCCGAGAGATGTTCATGTACTTTCGCTGTAAGGAAGCAAGCGCCAAGACCTTTTGAGAATTGGGCTCTTGTTCGTTGTCTTGTTTCATTATCTCCTATTTTTGGTTGAATAATGTATTTAAGTGTGTATGCGATGGAGGCGGGTGTGAGAGTTCCGAAATGTACAGCACCGTGGTGCCATTGTCGAGACAGTAGATCGTGATTCGCATCCGTCCAGAGTATGACATGATAATGCGGCCTTTGCGTCTTGGTTCCATACTCACCGACAGCAACATATTTGATTTTTGCTTTCGCTTTTCTAAGGCGTTTAAAATATAGTTGAAGATGGCGGAACCATAAGGTGCGAGCGCCTTTAAAACGTGGACAATGTTTTTCATCATATGTTAATGTCAAAAAATGTGCGGGTAATGTTTGAACACGGCTTTCATGATGTAATCTAAAAAGCCACTCATTTCTCTTTGTCCTGAGACAAAAAGCACATTTACCACACGGCACTAAATGCCGTGTGGTATTGTGTGTGATAGTTAGAGGCTTAATGCAACTCATCTCCTATATCGAGGCTTAATTGACTCGTATTTTTGCTTATAGGTTCTTGTGTCGTTGTACTTTCTGGCTCCTTGATTAAGTCGGACTGGAGAGCCTTTAAGTCCAGATAAAGCGGAGCCGACAACCAGGTTGATAAGGCTTTGTGGGTTTGTAATTCCGTAATCGGTATATGCGGCATTAGCCCGCTCAATAGCAGCCTTAGATCCTGTAATACTAGCTTGATTTTCAAGTATGCGTTTACGTTGGAATGAGTATCCTTGAAGAGGTTCGGCTTTTCCATCGCGACTAGTGTAATTTGCAAAATCTTCGCCATATTCAGCAAGAATTTTACCGTAGGCGGCTTTTTCAAGCCATTGCTGAGTATTGGTACGATGAATTTCAGTACTACCTTGATAGTTAAGGAGTCTACGTTGACTCCTAAGTTTTGCAATAAGTTCAGGGTTAGCTGACTCGAGATATTCGATAGCTTGTCTTGCTTTTTCATCTTGTGTAGTTTTATAAAGGTTAGAAATTTGTTGACCCTTGATTTGTTCTTCAGAAAATTTCATGCTTTGCATCCATGTGCCTACTTGCATAATTATTGGCAATATAGAGCTTAGTGCGTTAGCATGCTGTGGAGCCTCGTATTTATATGCAATGTTTGGCGGGTTATACTTTGGCATTGTACTGGTATTCCCAGCTCCTGTGCCTGATTGACCTACCATGTGCGGATTTAAACCTGCAGCAGCATAACGTGCCATTTGAGCGCTAGGGTCATTGTAAGCGTTCATACGGTTCCACATTTCTATTTCGCGTTGGTACGCGAGTTCAGCCTCACGGCTGTTTGCAGCAATGGTTTTATCGGTGTTCTCTCTTGCTGTTTTTGAGGACTGATATGTATCATAAATGGAGGCGCCCGCTCCTGCGATAGCGCCAGCCCAACCACCTGCTGATCCTCCATGGGTTGGAACTCCTTCTGATGGATTGTTAAACATTTTCGTCAGGGACTAGTTCGTTTTGTTCCTTTTCAGCTTTGGCCTTTTCTGCGAGGAAACGTTGATACATTTTGTCGCTTAGTAGTTCTATGACTCCCTCAGTACTGAGCAGTTCATAGGCTAATGAGTAAAGGGTTTCTATATCCCTTTTAACCCACTTTGAAATTGTTTCTTTTGTTACTGGCGTGTTGTTCACCAACACTTCTGATTTTCTTGCTTTTAATGACATATGTTAATTAGTTTAAGATTTGGGGCTGTCGGAGCCTGCCCCTTTAAAAATTACCTGTCACGCCCCCTTTGGGGGTGGATTTTTAAGCGGGGCTCTCCAACAGCCCCGCCTATTAGTGTTAAAGTCTGATTCCACCTCGCGATGCTCGGTATGTTTTGATTCTTTTGCCGCCTTTGCGTCTTGACCTTCTGCCTTTTTTAGTTCTACGTCTCATAGTTTTACACCTCCTTTCAGTTCGGTTTTGTTTGTTGTTGACTGTGCTAATATAGTGATTTTTAGCACGGTGTCAACTAGCATAGTATTATCAAGGGCTATACTATGCTTTTGGCTCCTTAGGATCCTTCGGAGCCTCTACTGGTTAGGATCCTTCGGAGCCTCTACTGGCTTGGGCTGAGCTTTTTCAGCTTCTGCCTTCGCTTTGGCTTCGCTTCGCTTCGCCTTAGCTTCTGTCAGTTGCTGATCTATATCCTCAGCTTTTGCCAGTAGTTCGTCCGATAGATCGGCCTTGTCCATAATGGACATTTTGCTGACCTTTTCAAGGTCGACATTGTTTTCCTCTCCGAGGAATATTGGTTCTTGCCTAGCGGCTTGAACAGGTATTCCACGCGCAAAGCGCGTGAAGAGTTCCTTTACAGTGTAATTCTGGTCAGGTAGTGTCTGCGACTTGCCCCAATCCCTCTTAGGCTTGGTGTGCTTATAGTTTTTAATCATTGTCATGATATTAGATGGTTGGTACACCAAAGTATGGCATCTTACGATACGCCTTGGTGTGGTTATAAATTTGAACCCAGATGTTGTCTATGTCTAAAGTAACATAGAAAATGCGGTTAAGGCCTTCGGCCGCTGGGTCGCATTTTATGAATGGGTTGTTGAGTGTTGGAAGAGATTCAAAATCTCTGCCTAGATGCCAGTATGACAACTGGTCTCTCATCTGGCCAGCGACACGGTCGCTACTGTATTTATATTCGGCATACCTTGGAGTGTAGCCGAAAGTTCCGAGATTATCTTCATCATTAATTGGATTGAAGAATATTTCAGTGTTCTCGATAGCTTGCTCACCGATATTGGCAAATTCTTTCCAGAAGAAATCAAATTTGTCAGTCCGTAGCCATTTTTTAGCAATACCATTTTGATAGGCTGCTTTTGGCATTACCGACATGATACCAATTATCCATCCATGTTCTACAGCCTTGTATTTGAATGATGATTGGCGAGAAACAGAAAGACCATGGCCAGCCATTGCGCCAACATATCCATTTTGTTCTTCTGTAGTAGTTGCAGTTCCTAGTACTTCTGATATTACCATTGGCTGCTTTGAACCACCTAGATATTCTGGTCGCTGTAAACGATAATCAGGTACGCGTTCATCGAAATGAACGTGTATTTGCTCGGTGTATCTTGCACCACCACGAGCGTTCGCTTCAAGCCACTCTTGAAGCCTAACAGTTCTTCTTAACTCATTAACAGTAACAAGAAGAGAATCTTCTTCTATGTTTTCAATACGAACATTTTTGAGACCTGATGTAAGACCAACAGCATTGATTTCACCTGATGATAAAGCTGATAATTGACTGTCTCCTGTGTCATCGAAGTAGTGTGCAGTAGAAATCTCTTTGTAATTGATTTCAAATGGAA